GAGAAGATAACTAGACACATCACTAAGTCATCGTGAGCCCCTTGTTCAGCCTCAAAAGATTTTCCACGAGAGATAAAGGTAGATAGTTCCGCAATTATATCGAAATCATTTACGATTAGTTTATCAGATTCTATAAGACTCTTTAAGTTTGAAGTTCCAATTTTTTTTGTGCCCTTTGTCATTCTCAGACCTAGTTGATTACCACGTCCACTAAAGCCTCCACCTAGTACCTGACCTGCTCTTCCTCTTTGTGTGACCATCATCATGTTGTCATACTCTAGCTCAAATTGCATTGCGTCTGCCACCTGTTGACCTAGATCATTTATCTCTATGAGACAGAAAGCTTTATTATAATGATCGCCTAACTTCTTTAATATGTTGGGAAAGACTATCGGTTTGATATCGTTGTTTCTATACTTCGCAACTATCCTGTAAGGCGCTTTGGTGACATCAAATACTATCACAGCAGAGTAATCGTTATTGATACCTCTTGCGACATCGACAGCCATGGTGTATATGTGTCCCTTCTTAGGCATTTCGTAGATGTCAAAGCCACCTGGACTTCTCTTAGGGTCTACGACAGCCATAGATTTTAATTTACTTGCACTGATAAGTGTATCGATACTGCCTAAGAACTCACACTCAAACTCTGTCTGAAACTGCTCGAGACTCGTGTTCCTTATCGTCTGTTCTTTCCACTTCTCATCACGACCTGGCACTTCAGACCAGTGAACCTCTATGGGTTTGTAATCGTTTCTCTTACTGTTTGCATCCATCCACATCTTATAAAACATATTCATTCCATGTGGTGTTGATACAATCATAACCTTTGATGATTGTCCAGATGATATCGTGGGATACACTGAACTAAAAAACTCTTCAGCAATGTTATTGGGCACATAGGCGAACTCATCTAAGAATATGATGTTAAAGGTACTTCCCCGAACAGCACTAGAAGATGTACTCGCCGCTACGATTTTACTTCCGTTCTCTAATTCTAGGGAACCTTTGTTCCAGTTGATTACGCCTTGTTGCATCCATTTCGGCAAGTGCTCGTAAGCAAGTTGCAATCGCCCTAATAAATCCCTTGCCGTAGAAGATTTGTTGGCTAGTATTGCAACATTCACATTATCGTTGAATAGAACGTAATGTAAGAGGTAGGATACAATGATAGTTGACTTCCCACTCTGTCTAGGTAATTTACATATCGTAAACCTATTCTCGTGAAAAGTATCTACCATCTTCCGCTGAAAGTCATACATCTCAAAAGGTATGAGACCTTTATCGATTGAGACTATCTTTAAATATTTTTCTATGAAGTATTTAGGATCCTCTAGACACTTCATCACCTCATCTACTTGACTCTTTGTAAATCGTGATTTTGTATGTGCCTTCTTTAGGTTAGGATTTCCTAAATATTGGTCTAGTTTCATTTTTTATCTTTGTTCTTTTTTATAAGTTTCTGTAATTCGGTTGTCGAACCCACGAATAATGCATTGGTCACATTCTTTGGTACCGAACCTTTTTCTTCTTTTATCTTTTTAAGTGTGCCTTGTAGGTCTAATAGATTTTGTGCTATCTCACTTTGCGTCTTGATTAATTGTCCTGCCACCTCATATGCTCTAGGGTGTTCACCTTCTTTTGCAAGACCTAGTATACCATCTATAGCAGTATTACCCTTCTCTAACATCCTGTATAACTCATTTCTGCCAGTCTCGAAGTCCGTATCGACATCGACATTCTCTGGCGCAACTGGTTTAGGTGGTTCGTTTACTATCTCTAGAGGATTCTTTTGTTCTTTCTTTTCTAGAACCTCATCGGCTATATTTAATACTTCATTTAATTTATCATCAATACTACTCATTTTAAAACCTTATGTTATTTGTCGTCACCAGTCTTTTCATCATAATTTTTGCCATCATTAAAAAATTCTAGTGTCGTTGTATATGTGTAAGTGTCATCCTTATCAGCAGATGTTGGATTTGGTGTGACCGTAACCCTTTGTACCCTAGATGGATTATTATCTGCTGTGTTCGTGTATGTATCTGCCGATACAATTTTTATTATAGCACTAGAAGATATAGGACCATATAGGTATATCTTTGCCGTAAATTTTAGTGTGTATATTATTCGTCTTCTATCAGTCAATGCACCAGTATAACTATCCTCGTAATCAACACTCTCCAATATAAAAGGTATATCTCTCTTTGTATCCATGTGATCTCTATCCATTATCATGGTCACGGTATAGTCTGGTTGAAAGAAAGGTAATATCTGTTCTATGATTTGTAAGCCATCGTCCGATGTCGCTGTATATACGTTCAGGTCAAAAGTGACATCGTAAGGAACAGGAGAATATTGTGTGTTAAGTTTTGTCGTATCGCCACTGGTGTTCTTTGCAACTCCTAATCTCTGATTCTTATTTAATTTACGAGTTGCGTCATAGGAATAACCAGAGATATCAAATGACATTCGAGGTAGAGTGAGTGCCACTTTTGAATCATCGCCTCTTAAATCTGCTTGTTGATCTAATCTTGCAATAAATTTTTCTTTAGGTGCATATGATAAAGGCACCCTAATTGTCTGTAAAGGATTTCCGCTAGAATCCAATCGTTTAATATTGATGTTGTTAAATATCGTACCAAATGCTATCACAGCATTTCTGATTTGTTTATGATAAAAATGTTGTCCGAACATTATTGTCCTTTATCTGCTATCTTACCTTTGTTGATACCTTCTTTGATCACATAATCTCTAGTGCCATTCGCACCGATAGTGACCTCTTTTTTAAGGTTTCTGACCATACTCATCTCTTTTTGTTCTTTTATACTTTTCTGATGGTAGTCTGTAAGTTGTCTATGTCTGTCTCTCATTAATAATCGTCAACCTCTCCAAAAGGGTTCCTTTCGCTAAAGTCTAATATATCATCACTAGTTGATGTTGTTGTCGTTCCTGCTTTTTCTTCAAATGCTTTTCCTGTGTCCACAGGTTGTTGTGTCGCCATAGTAAATGTTTCATTAACAAAGTAGTTGATAGCACCGATATCACTTTCTAATAATAATGAACCTACTTCATTCTCTAAAGTAAATTGGAAATTCATAGTGTCAGTTGATAGTGAGTCTTCAACCTTATCTATCTCAGCAATGCCAGTATCAATTCTTTCTGAACTGTATTCAAATCTAGTACAAGATAATTTGTAAACAGGTAGAGCGCTCTGTTGATAGAAAGGCTGTTCGTGTTCTACAAATTGTATCTCAAAAAATGCTTTTGTTGTAGGGAAATAAACTAAGTCACCCTCTTGTGGTCTCTCAGCAACTAGGTCACTATTATTTTTTACTAGTGTTTCCCATCTTGATTTAGATAAAGTAAATCTGATATCATCTCTCAACTCTAGACCAAACTTCTTGATTATCTCTTGCTCGCCCATGTATCCATCTGTATTGTCAACATACATCTCTATGATGTAAGAGTCATCGAAAGATGAAGCTGGGTCCTCGCCAAATATAGTATCTTTGTTAGCCAATTTTCTTGGCAAATAAAAAACATCTTGGCCATATATCTTCAGTTGTTCTATTATTAGGTCTTCGTATAGTCTCTGTTCTGAAGTTGTGCCAGTGTCAAAGTAAACATTTGTTGGCATTTATTATCCTTGCATTATGTGAGGAGGTTCCTCAAAGTTTAATCTTATTTCTTCTTCTAGTTTTTGTTGCTCTGTTATAGCAGTTGAAAATAATTCAGGTCCGTTAAGCGTCACTCCACCTAACATCGCCGTGCCGTTAAACTTAGATAGATTCTGACCCCATTGTCTTTTGATTAGGGCAGTTGCATATCTTTTTAGATACATATCATCAAACATTCTTGTATGTTGTGTAGGATCTAATTGTCTATAACATTCTATAATTAGATATTCATCAGCGTCAATATCTTCTTGCCAATCCATATCAATGTACAATCTATTTGATAATGTATTAAATCTAATTGGTTTCTCTCCCACTAATATGTGGTCTAAGAAATCTAGATGTCTCATGGTCATCTCATAGTGTACGATACTTGTAGATGAAAAATCATATAGGTCATTTAATCTTAACTGATATCTGACATCAAACATATTTAAGTTTGCTCTGTCAGATAAAGGAAAAATATTTATCACACTTAAAACAGAATCTGGTATCACTAAGTAGTTTTGATTTTCTTCATATTTTGTTGATACTAGATTTGATCCCTCTAGGTGTATAGCGTGACCATCTTCTCCGATTAAATCACCAGGTGAGTCGCCCACTGTGCCAGTCTCTAATTCTATATTATCAGCATATGTGCCTGGTTCAAAAACAGTGAAATCATTATTTTTTCTTAATCTAACTTTATCTTCAGCAGTCACCTTGTACTTCAAATACATTCTTTCAACACCATCTGTATGA